TCTGCCCCCCCGGCATTAGCCTCAAAGTATGGGTTGTTTAATACCAAAGCGCACGAACCGTTAAGGCCATTTATGGCTAATTGCGCACCACCTGTACTGGAATCCCCCTGAGTACCATTTCCTTCACAAGTCAGGCTATTGATAGTTGTACCAGCACCCCAGCGGTCCCCGAGGATACCCCATTCACTGTTCTGACTGCACGTAAGCCTATTTGCAGTTATAGCGTTCAGTTCAGAATGATTTACGGAGTTGGTAGCACGCCAACCGATACGATTACTCTGCAAGTACACGTTCGTCATGTCGCTCGTGAGCATCGAGTCAGTGCGTAACCCTTCCCCGTCAGGGTGGCGGCAGATAACAATGTTTTCAAGACGAGTATGTGCTTTATTCTGCACCAGCATACCGTAACTTCCGGGATTCCCTTTCAGCGTCATGTTGCCGATGTAGTCATATGCAGCCAATCTCTGACTGTTAAACGCTGCGTCACCTAGCATTTTTACGTTAAAATCAGTAGCTCTACATTCCAGTATTGTCTCAGCCATGTTCTCGCCTGAGTAAAAACAGCGGACACCCGGAGCACCTACAAAGTCGGCAGGGTAATCATCATAATTAAGTACCAGAGGAGTGGTAACATCATACACCCCTTGCTTTATTTTTAATGTTCCACCGAAAGGCCACGATGTAAGCGGGTCTTGATATATTTCATTTTTTATTGCAAATAGCTCATCTTGAAGATTTTTCCCGCTATTAGTGCCAATGTAAGTAGCCCCTTCATCAGATTGAAGTAACTGCAGAAGCTGTTCAGGGTCATACTTCAGCAAATTCGGAAAATAGAACTGTTGCGAACCATACGCATCATATACAGCCATTGAATGGCCTTGCTCAGTTACAAATTTGGCAATCTGCCCGTTATATACCGGATAACCAGCAGCGTTAATGATGATTGGTTGAGAAACAGGAACGTGATAACCATCTTCGTTCTCCACATAAACCTGAATCTGGTTTTCAGGATTTACAGGGTCAGTGTCAATTTTACCAATATAAATTTTACCATTGGCTACGGCTTTAAAAGAACGAGCCATAGTGAATAGTTGCGAAGGCATGCTTACCACAACATTGGCATTTATTGAATCTGTCATTTTAATTTCTCTATATGTTAAGCAAGCAATATTCATTGCTAGCATGTTTTTTGTATAATGAGTGAACTTTATTTAAAGGTGGTTAACATGAACTGGAACGAAGTATTCGTATTAAAAGACGATGGACTCCTGTACTGGAGTGACCAATATCTCTCAAGACCCAAAATGTTCAATATCTCTAAAGAAAAGCCTGCAGGACATATATTCAAGGACAAGAACAGGAAAACATCTTATATAATTATCAGGTATCAAGATAAAATATACGCCGCTCATAGGATAATATGGGAAATGTTTTATGGTGAAATCCCTTCAGGAATGCAAATTGACCATAAAGATGGTAATGGGTTAAATAATTCAATAGACAACCTGCGTCTAGTTAGTCTCGGTGAAAACCTAAAAAACAAATCTAAATACACAAACAATACATCTGGGTGCGCAGGTGTTTCATGGCATAAGACCCATAAAAAGTGGGTGGCATATATTAGCGACGCAGGGAAGCGCATTAATCTCGGATACTTTAAGAGTCTCGATGATGCAATTGCTGTAAGGCGTGAGGCTGAAAAGACCTATGGTTATCATGAGAATCATGGTAGGTGATATCTGACATTTCATTGCTCCAGACGAATGATATGATGCAACCATGATGTGATTGCATACCGAAATGGTACTATTGAGTATTTATCCAGTAGGTTACGATGCCATTCCACCCAACTGGTGAGGCATCAAGGATGTACAGCAAATACGACGAGGCGCAGTTTCACTTGAGACTTCCGCATGAACTCCACGCGAAAATTAAACAGCGTGCGAAGATGAATAACAGGTCGCTGAACTCAGAGATAATTGCAGCGATTGAAGAATCACTGGATAAACAAAACTCTGCATCAGTTTACATTGACGATGCAGAGCGTATGGCAGAACAACAATCCGATATGGTTAAGAAAATTGTCTTTGATACGCTCAAAGAGCTATATAAAAAAGACAGCAGCTAACCATCAGTTACGGAGGATTTATGCAAAGAGATATGCTGAATATTGCGTTCTACATATTTGGTTTTTGCACGTTCCTGGTGTTTGCGAAGCTATTCTGACAACGCATCAGACTTGGCACCCTGAGTCAGGGCGTTAATGGCCTTTTGCGCCTGCTGCATGGCTTTCTCAAACGCTGTTGATCCGCGTGGGGTGTTTGCCATTCGGAGCATTGCATTTCTGAATGGTTCGCTCTCATAGGCGCGAGTAAGAAGTCCGTAGCTTACTGCTGCGCCAGTTGTCGCCGGGTTCATTGCCGTCCCATACCCGATAATGAACGGGATGGTTTGCTGCCCTGTTGGTGTTGTTACTGCCGCTTTTGCTGCCTGCTGAGTGGACTGAAGGTAATTTTTCAATCCTTTCAGATAAGCAGCGTCCTGCCCCTTAAATGTGATGCCAGTCTGGTTTTGCAGGATGTTAAGCTGCCGAAGGAACTGGTCAGGGGATCCGCCAGATTTCTCCATCGCCTTTCCAATGATGCCATTGCGCATTTGCACCCTGCCAACACGACCAACTGAGTTATACAGCGTCTTAATTTCCGATTTGTTCTTGCTGAATAGCATGTTGTTGACAACTTCCGGCGTCAGGTCGCCTTTCATGAGAACATTCTTCAGCCTGGTATTCTTTAGTTTCGCCGCTTCGTCAGCGTAGACGGCATTGGCCTGCTGATATTTACGGAGAGTATCGTTGCCAAGATTCTGACCAATGGCACCATTGATATCGTCGGTCATCGCCTTGTAAACGCGCTGAATGGCAGCATCGGAACGGTTTGGTAACACTGGTCGCTCACCCTTCACGTCCATTCTGAACTGACTGCGCAGGTCGCTTAATTGCTTCAAATCCAGATTTACCGGACCTTCAGGGCCAGCATTGCGAACAAGCTCATCACGATATGACTGAAGTTTTGAAATTGTCTCGTTATCAGCCACCTTACCAAGCTTCTGCAGGTTAGATATTTCTGTATCAATCTGCTGAATTGCTCGCGCAGGCTGAATGTTTACTCCAGCCATAGCATTCTGAACCTGCTCCAGTCGATTACCGGCGGCACGACGAATTCCTGATGTTTTCGCTTTAAGGCTGTCAATAACAACCGCTGGATCATACTCCCCGAATTTATCAGCAAATCTCTGCACCAACTGGCTTCTCGCTTCCTGTTGCGTTGCTCTCATTCCGCTTGTTCCAGCCAGAGGGATATTTTCTGCTGTAGTCTGCGCCATTTTTCCGACGCGGGAAGTTGGTTGTAACAGGTCTGTGGTGTGCAGAGGAACTCCTTCACGCTCTGCAAATCTGATAGCCTGCTGCGCTTCTGGCGCGATAGCGCCACGAACGCCACGATAAGCAGCACCTAATCCACGTCCGGCAGCGTTAATAGCACCGCCAGCAAGTACACCAACGCCTAAATCGGTGGCGAGTGCTTCCGCATCATCTTTCGCACTATTTGCAGCAAGTGATCCAACTGCGTTTTCAGCGAGAAGGCGAGTTGCCCCCTGAGCAATTCGACCAGCAAGTGTTGGTGCCTGTGCTGCCGCTCTCTCAACGCCAGCAGGAGTGAGGTAAGGCAATGCTTCAGCAAATACCCTTCCCTCTGTCGTTTGTGGAGTCAGCGCACCTTGCTGAAGGCCAAAGTCCTGCTCTAATCCCTGCGTTGTTACTCGTGGCGCTGGTTGATATGTCCCATCGCCAATGCCGAGTTTACCGCCAGCCCAAGCCGCCGCGCTCGTTACAGCATCGGCAACTGATGCAGGTATATTTGCCACGTTCACGCCAGCCTGCACCAGTCCGCGACCAGTCTCTTTTACTGCTTCGCCAAGATCAGACATAAATCCACTTTGCTGTGGTTGTTGCTGTGCTACTGGTTGTTGTGTCTCCACTGGCTGCACAGATGGCAATGGATAGGCAGCATAGAAAGCTTGCTTAGCCTGCTCTGCATTTTCTCCGGCTTGCGGGGCCACGACTTCATTGAAGTATTGCTCCTGAGCCTGCGCTTTTTGTTCTGGTGCTAACGCCTGATACTGTGGAGAGGCGATAACATCTTTCCATGCTTTAGCCATTAATCACCCCATAGTGAAGAAAAGTTACTGCTGGCTGCTGGCTGTGATACCTGTGCAGGTTGAGATTGCTTCCGCTGAGATTTACCAACATTAACGTTATATTGTTGGTTGTAATTGTTGGTGTATTCCTGAATCTCACGAATCGACTGCTGCATAGCCTCCGGGCTTGAATAGTCAACCTGCGGCATCCCCTGAAAATACATCTTCGCTTCTGCAACGGTGTTAATACCACTGGCACCCATGTCCCTTGCTGCCGCCACACCCTGATTCTGCATTCTGCCCTGAATACGTTGTGCTGAGTTATATAACTGGCGCTGCTCTTTTCCCGTTAATCGGCTGCGAACATCAGCACCAATTGCTGGATTACCTGCACCACCTGTCATTCCTGTCATGAAATCGAGAGCAGAAGCGTCTGCATTTGCGATCGCGTCGATATCCTTCTTCATGGCATAGTTTTGTGCTGATGCAGACGATGTTGCAGGCGCAGCGATTGAACTGGCAGGGACGCGAACCATATTCCCATCGTTGTCGATGCCTTCGTAGAACGCATTAGCCCCAGCGCCATGAAGCTTCCCGCCTACCGTTACAGTTCTGCCATCTGATAACTGAACTGTACGCTCATCATTCCCAGCGATTCCTCTTGTTGACGCTCGCTGCATTGCCAAATCCTGACCTCGTCGCGCAGTAGAAGCAGATAAGTCCTGACCGCGCATCGTGATGTTCTGGCCTCGTGCTGTTAGCGCCTCGCCAGCCTGATTGCTGCGGATTGTCTCTGCAAGTTTCCCGCGATCAATCTCACGACCAGCCATCTTGTCCTGAACATTGAAGTAATCAATTGGACCAAGAGCAGCCATTCCAAGGTGATCAACAAACTCACCAAATCCTGAAGGGTTCTGCTGATACATCTGAGCAACGTTATTAGGGTCAACACCGACGCGCGCCAGCTCATTGGCGTTGTTTTGCAGCCATGATTGCATTGCTTCTGGAGAAGATGACGCAAGACGTGCGCCAGCCGCTAATGTACCGATAGAATTACGCTGGTCTTCATCAATGAATCCCATGCCTTTACGAACGGATTCAATCTGGTCTGGATATTGAGTAGCCAACTGACGCAAAGCACCGCGATCACCAGAAGCATAAGCATTAGCGTATGCCTGCTGAAATTCTTTCTGCCGCTGAGCCTGCTTTTCCTGCTGAAACACCCCCGCAATACCTGAAAGGCCTTGCAAAGCAGTCAGCCCAACATTGTTAGCGCCTGAACGCTCAATATCATTGTTCTGCCTGATAAGCTGAAGCGTATTGCCGATGTCATTTACGCTCGGAGCGTTTGAGTTGACGCCGCCGATACCAGCCAACAATCCGCCATTTGATCCTTGCCAAGTAGCCATGATTACCCCTTAAAACAACGAGCCAAGCAATCCGATACCAGCACCAATGCCAGCGCCCCAAGGTGTTGATGTTCCCAAAAGGCTGGCAAGACCTGCACCGGCAATCGCACCAGACGTTCCGCCACTAATTGCTGTCTGAAGACTTGATGGTTTGTTGGCATTAGCAGCGGCAAGAGCTGCGCTTTGCTGTGCAATGCTGCTCATGTTGTTGGCGTACGTCTGCCCGGCGTTTGCCTGACCTTGCAGCGCACCAAGCCCAACGTTTGCCAGATTGTTGTAATTGCTCATCTGATTTGATAACCAAGACTGACCGAGTGTCGGCGCGATCGTAGCCAGTTGATTGCTTGTGGCTGTCGAACCAAGTCCACCCGTCGCCTCCGCAGCAGCAAGACTCTGGTAACGCGCCTGACCTGCAAGGTCTTTATACTGCTGAGAGTTGTAATACTGATTAAGTGCCTGCCCCTGACCTTCTAAACTGGAAAGATTCTGCAACTGGTTAACATACTGCTCCGCAAGAGGCGTGAACGGAGCAAGGTTTTTCATGATCGTCTGCCACTGCTGATTTTGCAGGTCTGCTGCATACTTCTGAGCTTCTGCGGCATACTTTGCGCTTTTATCAGAACTTCCACCTTTCCCACCCTTTTCAGGGCAATAAGGTTCCTCGCCGCGCAGTTTTCTGCCCAGCTTAAATGCATATAACATGGCTATCTCCCGTGATTCAGGAAGTCGATTAGTTCTTCGCGTGTTGCGCTGTAAAAAGTCACGTCATCCACGCCTTTGAAGTATTTCTTGATGGTTCCTACTCGCTTAAGGCCAATCATTGCGCAGTACATCTGACCGTGGCGGAATTTGCGCGCAGCGAACGATGTGACGCACTGAACGGTGGTGTTAGTCAGAATGTATCGCCAGAACGCCAGCCCGATTTCCTTGCTGAATCCACGAACCTCTGGCAGGTACATGGCGTGGCAATCAAAGGTCAAAGGCTGAATCTCCTGATAGTAAACAATGCCGCCGAACTGCCCGTGCACGTTCACCTCGAAGTAACGGCATTCAGGCTTGTAGTCGTATCCATCACCGTTGTTGCTCCCGGCGATAATGTCGGGGTGATTTCCCACGGCTTCTATCAGGTCGATGTTTCGCGTTGGTTTGAACTGAATCATCACTGCTCCGCGATTATCTTGATGATTGTGGCAGTAAACGCCGCACCATTTGACTGAATGGTTAACGTACTGCCATTTGTGGCAAGAAAGCCGTCTTTATCCACGCTGAAGAACGTAGCTAACAG